TTATTGCTGTATATTTAGCAACAGCGGGACACTATACATTAAAGCGCCGAAAGGCGAGGTTATCATTGTTCGAGAATACGGGGAATAAACATGAATAAATTACTGAAAGAGGTTATAGCTTGCATATTGTGCGGTATTATAGCTTTTTCAATGTCAATACTTGCTATCTTGGCAATGGTACAAGGGTGAATTATGAGTATAGATGATGTTTATCAGCAGTTAGCAATTAAACCTGGCAAAGTGGTAATGCTATGCCCTGACAAAGCAGAGGCTAGATTGCTACGCGCAAGGCTTGCCAAGCGTACAAGTAAAAGTGATATGATTGTTTTTAGTCGATACAACAAGCCAACACTGGAATTTTGGAGAGTAGAATAATGTTGAAAAACAATCATAATTTAGCAGGACAACCGGCAGCAAAAAAGTTATTTTCATGTGATTACCGTTATGCGTTGTTTCCTGTTCATACTCGTTTTGACGATTGCGAATGGTTTATAACAGACGCTTACTCTCTTGACACTATAACAGGAAAAGCTGGAGTAATTTATCAAGGCAAAGCAGCAGACGCTCAAGAGCGTTTTGATGCTCTAAAAACTAAAGAGGTAGAATAAACATGAGTGACATTTACCCTAGAAAGCTGACAGAGCCACAACGCACACTGGATCAAGCTGATAAACTACGGCAGAAACTGCTCAGAGACATTAGAATATTCAAACGATTAGGTGGTAGAGTGTACGTTGCTGCTATCGGTGAGAGTGCTTTACCAGATAAAGCATTGACTTTTAAAGAGATATCGAAGCGCGAGCGTGAAGCACGATTGGGAGGACAATAATGATTAAACAAGTATTGACGTACTATGAGGGACATAGAGTGAGAGTTAGAGTTGACATAGACACGGTGACGGATCAGCACACTATATTGACGATTGAGATTGACGACAGAGACATGACACATTCAACATTGATTAATCAAGATACCATCAACAAGATTGCAAGGGGTTAAGACATGAAAAAGAATAGAAGACCAGTATTTGAGTTGTCTACGTACACTGTGAACATGGAGAGCCTCGGCCTCTGGCCTAGTACGATGGATGTTAGCTATCGATGGATTGACGACAGTGACGATGCAAATACTAGTTATTATATCCACATCGAAAGCATAGTGATGGACGGCCTAGTGATGAATGATTGGATGAATGACGATTGTTATGACCAAATCGTCACAGACATTGAAACTTATTGGGAAGAGGTTAGTTACGATGAATAACTGGCAACGAGTGCTGTGGGACGATGAGGGTTATGTCATTGCACCACCAATGATTGCAGATACCTGGGCATTGAAGTCATGCCTGGTTAGGTTTGTTAACTACGATGACACTGTTAGCTTGGGTGTTACCAGTAGGAATAGACTCAACGGTGAAGATAGTAATTATAAAAGTGTTTACGTTGCAGAGATAACCTATCCATTATTCGATGACTCAGATCATGGATAAGGTGTTGCAGTTAGTGACAACAAAGCCGCCAGAGCCACCAGAGCAATACGTATGCGGTGATTGCTTTGGTGCGTTGTTTCATTGGTATGCTAAGGGGATGGTTTGTGTTGCTTGTTTAACAGAATATGAGCTGGGGCATGAAGACACTATATAGTTTATATAGTCTAAGTTGTGCTGATGGTTGTTAGTCAATATTAACCTCTTGCTCTAAAGACTATATAGAAGGCAGTTTAATGATGTTTTGATTTGTTGTCAATAGGAGATGTTATGTTTTTTACATTAGGTGGTGTTAGTGTTATAGCTGGCCTGAGAAACGGTTTTGGCTTTGACTTGGCTGGCAATAATGGCTTTATAGTGAAAGTGTCTGAAGATATATTGGATGAAGATGTTGAGAGAATGATGATGGGTGAAGGTGATGGTGTTGAAGAGACGACAGGTATTATGTTGCTACTACCTTTTGTGTACGTCACTGTCCAGTGGTGTGTGTGATGGGATTCACTATCCTCCACCGTCCCTGTGATGATTGTGGTAGCAGTGACGGTAGGTGTTACAATGATGATGGCTCTAGCAAGTGCTTTGCTTGCAATAGGTTCTTTCCAGGCAGTGGGGGTGTTATGACAACGACAGTAAGTAAAGCGGATTGGGATAGTGTACAGCAGGCACTGGTGACGGCATCGTTTAAAGCCATCCCTGAACGCTCTCTAAGCGTTTTAACGGCGAAGCACTACTCTACTATGGATATGGGTAGTTATGTCATCTATGGCTACTACGCAGCGTCTGATCCGCATACTGTGGTGGCTGCTAAGATTCGATACCCAGACAAGCGTTTCTCAGTTGTTGGTGATTGGGCAGGTGGTGGCTTGTTCGGTCAGCAGTTGTTCGCAGGTGGTGGTAAATACGTCACCATTGTCGAAGGTGAGTATGATGCACTCTCTGCATACCAGCTCATGGGTAGTAAGTATCCGGCAGTCAGTGTACGCAACGGCGCATCAAGTGCGTTGAAGGATTGCAAGGCTGCTTATGAGTGGTTAAACAGCTTTGAGAACATCGTGCTATGCCTTGATGGTGATGAACCAGGTCAGAAGGCTGCTGTAGAAGTGGCACAGCTCTTTGGTGGTAAGTGTAAGATTGTTAAACATGCAGTAGGTTACAAAGATGCCAGCGACTACTTGCAGAAGGGGCAGGATAAGCTGTTTATGACGCAGTGGTGGGATGCTGAACGCTACATCCCTGATGGTATTGTCTGTGCTGACTCGCTATGGGAAGAGGTTAACTCGCCAGTGCAGCAAGCACCTGTGCAGTACCCGTGGGCTGGTATAAATAAGATTACCTACGGTATCAGGACAGGTGAGCTGGTTACTATCACAGCCGGTAGTGGGCTGGGTAAGTCTCAGTTTGTACGTGAACTAGCTCATCACATTATCAAGAACACAGGTGTCAACATAGGTATGCTGATGCTGGAAGAGAGTGTACGCAAGACAGGGTTGTCGTTGATGTCACTGGAGGCTAACAAGACTCTGCACCTACCTACCACTGTCAGCACTGAGCAGGAGCGTAAGCGGGCTTTTGATGCCACTATTGGTAATGGTAGAGTGTTTATGTTTGACCACTTTGGATCAACAGACATAGACAACATCGTGTCGCGTGTTCGTTATATGGCTAAGGGTTTGGATTGTCGTTATATATTCTTAGATCACATCAGTATTATTGTATCTGCTCAAAGCAACGGTGATGAGCGTAAGGCTATTGATGAATGTATGACTAAGCTGCGTATGCTGACAGCAGAGAGTGATATAGCCTTGATACTGGTGAGTCACTTGAAGCGTAAGGAGGGTGTTGGTCACGAAGAGGGTAGCAGTACGTCACTGAGCCAGCTACGCGGCAGTGCCAGCATTGCACAGCTATCAGATATTGTCATAGGGTTAGAGAGAGACGGGCAAGCTGATGATTTAATACAGAAAAACACAACACACGTTAGAGTGCTGAAGAATAGATTCAGTGGTGAGACAGGTCTGTGTTGCATGTTGTTTTATGATAATGTCAGCGGCAGAAGTGTTGAGGTGTTTTGATGGATTACTTTATGGTGTCGTTAATAGTTGTGATGGTAACTGCGTTAGTTTATAAAGGGGATGAATGATGAGATGTTTAAGCTGTGACGAGGCGTTAACGGATTACGAACAAACCAGGCGATACGCAGGGACTAAAGAGTTTTTAGACTTGTGCTTGAATTGCTCAGATCATACAGCTACTATTGATTTGGAAGACAGGACAGAGCTAAGAAGTTTCACAGTTGAAGAACAAGACTATAGGAGGTGAGTGATGAACACCAGGAATGAACAGCAGACTAGAACAAAGGCAACACTTGTAGGTAAACGATGTATGTGTCCCACCTGTGGTGAATACTTTTCTACTTTAGCCATGTTTGATAAACACAGGAAAGGTGAGCAGGCTGTGGGTAGGTATTGCATAGACCCTGAAATGGCTGGATTGTCTATACGCAAACGTGGAACCAACACTTATTGGACTATCCCAATGCGTATTGACGTAACTTTCGGAGGTTTATCGTGTCAAAGTTAAAAGATTATTTAATTATGCGTAATCATTATCAAGTTGATGCTAGGATAGCTGAAATTGAATCAACAATCAGAGATCACAACAAACAGCGTGAACGCGAACAAGTGTTAGAGGTTTATAATGAATACGAAGCTAGTGTTAGACATAGAAACCAACCTAAAGCATGACACAATCTGGTGTAACTGTGCTGAAGACGTAGACTCTGGTGTAAAGTACACATCTACAGACGCAGCACACTTCACAGGTGTCATTAAAGGTTATGACAGCTTCATAGGGCATAACATCATAGGCTTTGATGCTAAGGTACTGGGTAAGGTGTGGGACGCTGTATTGCCATCACAGAGCCTTGTAGATACGTTGGTGATGTCCCGCCTATACAACCCTAGCATTGATGGTGGTCACAGTCTGGATGCTTGGGGTAAGAGGTTTGGTAAGCATAAGATAGACTTCACAGACTATGATGGTGGTTTAACACCACAGATGATTGAATACTGTCAGCGTGATGTAGAGTTGACAGTGCATTTGTATAAGTGGTTGACAAAGGCTTTGAATGATGAAGGCTTTAGTGACTACAGCATTGAGTTGGAACACAAGGTAGCTTTGATAATACAGCAGCAGATGGACACAGGGTTTAGGCTTGATCTTGAGAAGGCTAACACGTTGTACAGCACATTGATGTGTCGCATGAAAGTGATTGAACAAGAGTTGCAAGTAGTCTTCCCGCCGATAGTTGAGCAGCGGGTGTCTGAGAAGACAGGGAAGACACTGAAGGAGAAGGTGACACACTTCAATCCAGGTAGTCGTCAGCAGATTGCAGAGAGACTGGAGAGTTTAGGTGCTGTGTTCTCTAAAGAAACTGAGAAGGGTAGTACAGTTATTAATGAGGATACGTTGGCTGATATTGATCTACCAGAAGCTAAGTTAGTGGTTGAATACTTGACATTACAGAAGCGCACATCACAGATTGATAGCTGGCTGCAAGAGGTTAAGGCAGACGGTAGAGTGTACGGTAGAGTCAGGAGCAACGGAGCTGTCACAGGTAGGATGACACACAGCAACCCTAACATGGCTCAAGTCCCTGCTGTGGGTAAGCTGTACGGTGAAGAGTGCAGAGCCTGCTGGACAGTTGATGAAGGCTGTGTGTTAGTTGGTGCAGACGCTAGTGGTTTAGAACTACGTATGCTGGCGCATTACATGGATGATGCAGGGTATACG